ATCTTTGGAATGAATGGCGGAAACTTGCAAGGTGCAGGAGAAGCCGGCAAAGAAGCGGTTTTACCATTGAATAAAAAGACACTCGGAGATATTGGCGCAGGAATAGTAGCAGCCATGCCACGCGAACAATTTACTATGCCAGGGGAAATAAATCAATTAATGAGTGATATGAGCCGTATGATGGCTAGTTCTATGAATCAGCTATCAGGACTAAAGTCTGTCATGAGCGGCGTGTATGGAAGCATGTCGAATAGTAGACAAGCCATGACAAACAGTGTATCAAATCAAGTCATTAATAACTCTTTTGGTTCATCAGGTGGTGGAGTAATTCCAATGCTTGGTGGTGATTTAGTTGTGGAAGTGCCTGTTAGTTTAGAAGGAAGAGACGTGGCGCGCGGTACTTATCGTTATACAACCGAGTATCAAGAAAGAGAAAACAAGAGAAACTCAGCCTTTTAGGTTTGGGTTTCTTTTATTTTATAAAGAAACGGGGTGTCAAAATGAGCTCTTTTACATTCAACAATCAACGAAAAGAATATATCCAAATAGAAAAAGGATGGAGCCCGCCAACATGGGCACCTCTAAAACGGAATTTTTTTAAAACACCTGGATATCCTGGTGCAAGATTATTAGGAACAGAAACGGACCCTCGTCCACTCCTTGTCCCTGTAGGAATTATCGTTCCAGATGGAACAGATTTAGAAACGTTAAAAGAAGAAATAGCGTCATGGTTAATTACTGAACAAGCAGCCGAGCTAACTTTTGATACAAAACTAGATAGAACATATATAGCTGTTATTGATGAAGATTTTAATGTTGATGATTTTGTGAGTCTAGGAAAAGGCACCTTAAAATTCATTTGTTCAATGCCTTATAAACTAGGCCCAAGGAGAAAAATAGATTTCAAATTACAGGGAAGCAGATTAATCACAAATATATCGAATAATGGGAGTAAATATTCTGATCCTAAGTTCACAATTCATGTAGAAAATCCATCCACTTTTATTGATATTTCACGAAAAAAAGAAGAAGAAACGCAACATTTTCGTATGGGATATCCTGTTTCTGTGGAAGAACGAACAGTCGAAAAAGAACAGCTTGTTATGCACGATGAAATGAAAACAATGGTTGGTTGGACTCAAACAGGACCGAACACTGACGAAGGTGAAAACACAGGAACTCTAAAATCAGATGGGGATCGCTTTGTAATTGATAACTTTGGTGAAGGTAGTAAATGGCATGGTGGGGTTGCTAGAAAGAGTTTGAAGGAACCACTACAAGACTTCACGATTGAAGCAATCGTTGAGTGTTGGAACCAGAATAGTGCCCATTCAATGGGGCGCGTAGAAATCTATTTATTGGATGTAAACTCGGATGTTATAGCTAAACTGACGATGGCAGAGGTTCACCTAAATGTAGCGAGTAACTACGGTGAAATAAGAGCTGGGAAGATTAAAGAGGGGCACCATATTATATCTACTACTGGTGATAGCCCTTGGACTTGGAATGATTTCTTTGGTCGGCTCCGGCTCACACGTGTGGAAAACTTTTGGGCAGCAGATATTGCTCGGATTCTTCCGAGTGGCGTATATGATTCTGAATCATATCGTGAATATTTTGATGTAGAAGAAAAGTATTCAAAGAATCAGTTAGCACAAGTTATGGTTCATATCGGCGGTTGGCAAGAGGTTAAAAGATTAAACGCGTCTGTGAATGACATCAAAGTTTGGAAATTCAATAAAACAACCACTCTTGAAGCACCTTATATCGTACGAAAAGGTGATGTAGTGGAAATTGATACGGCAGATGCAAGTATCAAGATTAATGGCAAGGATGCAATTTATACGAAAGATTTATTCGGTGATTTTATAAATATAGAAAAAGGAATGAATCAAATTGAAGTTTTTCCTTCTGACATCGGACAAGTGGAAGTGACATACAGGGAGAGATATCTATGAGTAATAATGATTTACACATTTTTGATTTCAAAACAGAACAAATTATTGCAGTAATCAAAGAACAAGACTATTGGGATGATCTTCGTAAATGGGAACTAAAAAACAATGTAGATCAATTTGAATTTACGGTTTCAGATGGGACACATAAAGCAGCAAAGTTAATGCAACAAAATATAGTGTTAAAGCGTGTTCGTGATGGGTCGTTTGTTTCATATGTGATAAACGAAAGTGAACAAGATTCTGTAGATCGATCTAAAAAAATCTATGCGTTAAGTGAACATACAAAACTCAGAAAGGCAAAAGTTATTAAACCACAAACCATTGAATCTTATACGGTAAATCAATGGATGGACTTTGCTTTAGAAGGTACAAAGTGGCAACGTGGTGTAACAGAATATGCAAGTTTCCGTACCGTTCATATCAAAGAATTTACAAACCCACTAGATTTATTGAAAACAATAGCAAGTACCTTTGAGTTAGAAATCCGATTCCGTACAGAAGTACAAGGTTCGTTTATCGTTGGTAGATATGTAGATATGGTACGTAAAGTAGGCAGGGACAATGGAAAAGAAATTGTCTTAGGAAAAGATTTACAAGGTATACGCCGTATTGAAAATTCACAAGATGCGATTTCTGCACTAGTTGGGGTTGGACCTTTTAACGAAGAAACAGGTGAGTATCTAACTTTTGAAAAGATAAACGGCGGGAAGCTATACGTCGCTGATGCAGATGCCTTACAACGTTGGACAGAAGATGGTTCACACAAATATGACATCTATAGCCCGCAAACAGAAGATCAAAACATGTCACCTGAAAGATTAAAGCAATTGACGGAAGCAGAACTAAAGAAACGTATTAATAGCACTGTAAAGTATGAAGTAACTCCAATTGCATTAGAAAAGATATTTGGTTTATCTCATGAAAAAGTAAATAAGGGCGATATTGTCCATATCAAAGATACAAAATTTACGCCACCTTTGTTTTTAGAAGCGCGTCTTATCGCAGCGGATGAATGTGATACAAATGCAGCCAATGATAAATATTATTTTGGTGACTTTAAAGAAGTGGAAGATACGAGAAGCCTGTTAGATCACATGTATGCTCAAGTTATGGGTAGTCTAGCTGGGAAGGCAAATAAAGGCTTGTTAGATAAGTTGGAAGAACTTGTGAAAGAGACAAATGAACAAGTTGATGTTGTGAAAAAGGAATCAGAAGCAGCGAAAAAGTTAGCAGAAAAAGTACAAGAAAACCTTAAAAATTATCAAACAAAAATTATAGAAAGCGCAAAACCACCGACAACCGGTTTAGAAGATGGAAAAACCTTATGGTTAGATATTTCAAACGGTAAGCCTGGCATCCTCAAATTATGGAAGAATGGCAATTGGGAGTCGGTTGTTCCTGATGTGGACAAAGTAAAGAAAGAAACCTTAGAGCAAGTCAACAAAGATATTGAAACCACCAAAAGTGAATTAAATCAAAAGGTTCAAGAAGCACAAGAGCAAGCGACAGGACAATTCAACGAAGTAAAGGAAAGCTTACAAGGTGTGAGCCGTACGATCTCGAGTATTGAGAACAAGCAAGATGAAATCGACAAAAAGGTGACTAAGTTCGAACAGGATTCTAGTGGGTTTAAGCAATCTATTGAAACGTTAACAAAAAAAGACGGTGAAATTACCGAAAAATTAAATACGGTAGTAGAGACTTCCGAAGGCACCAAAAAGATAATCTCTGAGGTGCAGCAAACAACAAGTGAGCTTAAGAAAACAACAACTGAAATTACAGAAGAAGCAGGAAACATTTCTACAAAATTAGAACAGGTTGAAGCTCGTACAGTAGGCGGTGAAAACTGGCTAATCAATACTGGGAAAAATCAAAAACCACAAACAATTGGAATGTCTGGAGGCGCACAAATCAATAAGGCTGGTCAAGCATTCTCTGAGGATTACATAATCTTAGAATGTACAGATCATACCGACTCTTTCTATCAATTCCATTTAGATAATACAAAGATGGGTGACTTTGAAAAAGGTAAGGATATGACATTCAGTATCGATATGCAAAACGACGTTCCAATTGATCTAATTGTATTCCAATTTATTAATGGAGTGTGGACAGAAAACTTATACAATAGATTTCCTGTTGCTGATTGGTCCAGAAGATCATTTTCATTTAAGATTGATGCGCGAGCAACTGGATGGGGATTGCGATTAAGATTTGAAAGAAATGAAAATTCAAAGGGTAAGAGATTTCGTTTTAAGAAAGCTAAACTAGAAAAGGGTTCTGTTCCAACAGACTTCAGTAAGTCAACATATGAGCTAGGGCAAAGTGTGGATGGAATCAAAGAAACAGTAACAAAAGTAGAAAATAATCAGGGGGGATTTGATAAGCGTGTTACAGCAGTAGAGAAAAACGCTGAAGGTATTTCTCAAAACGTTAGCAAGTTACAAGAAACACAAACGACACAAGGTAAACAGATTTCTGAAGCACAATCTACAATCGAACAACATTCTGAAGCGCTAAATTTTGCTGTAAAAATGAAAGATGTTGAAGATTACGTTGGGGGAATTGGCAACCAAACGGTTTTACGCAATGTCTTGTGGAAGAACGACACGAAATATTGGCAATTAAATTCAAACGTAGTAAGAGATACACAAGTCACTTATAAGGGGTGCAATTCACTTAGTGTTATTACTACAGGCAATGCGAGCAATTTGTATAAAGGAGCATCGCACGATTATATAAACGCTGGGCCTGGATGGAATTACGTTTTCTCTGCTTACTTTTATACAGATAACAAAGCTAGTATAGATGCCGGAGCTGCTATCGAGCTTCAATGTTACGATGTAAATAATAAAATGATTAAAAATTATTTACAAGAAATAACTATTTCACAAGGTACATGGATTCGTACACATGTGGCAGGGCTATTAGTAGAAGGCACAAAAAAAGTTAAAGTGCTGTTTTGGGTTCGTAAAAATGGTCGCCTATGGATGGCACAACCCATGCTGCAAATTGGTGATAAACCTTCTTCATTTCAGGAGAATCCTGTTGATATTGTGGATAAAGATAAAATCATGGAAGAGTTGGCTGATAAGATAGCAACTGAAAAATACAATCAAAAAATCACTGAGTTAGAGAGAGGTATTACCGCAAACCAAGAAGGGGTTTCAATTGTCTCGAAAAAGCACGAGACTTTTGTGGGTGAGACCTTTGATGCTTACGTCAAAGAAACAGGTTCTAAACTTAAGGTTTTAGATGAAGGAATTCTATTAGAAGTAAAAAAAGGAAATATTATTTCAGCAATCAATCAAACAGCAGAGCAAATTACAATTGATGTTGCCAAGCTAAATATCAACGCTGATACCGTTGTGAAATGGCTAACAGCAAAAGGAATAAACGCAGATGTCATTAAAATCAGTGGAGATAAAGTAACGATTGATAAAAATGGGATTACTGCTAAAATGGCTGATTTCTTGTATGAAGATGACAATGGGCAGAAGTTCTCAGTTATTCCGAGGAAAAATTTAATTGTGGATCACTGTTTCGCGCATGTCACAAAAGGATATCAAAACGCACAATTCTTTAACATTCAGTACAGTCCATTCTGGGAGATCCATGGGTCGCCAGCTGTAGAAAATTCCATCGTAGAAACAGGTATGGAGGGTATGATTAATGCAATGCGAATCAATGGTGAAGATTGGATTCGTTATAAGCATTTTCGTGATGTACAGCCTGGTAAAAAGTATACGATTTCCGCTCACTTCAGAGCGGCTATATTATCTGGAAAGAAAGTAACAGCTGAACCAACGATACGTGTGAAATTTGGAACATGGCAAGGCGACAAGCCAGTGGACAAACAAATATTTGAGAAAAAATTCTCAGCTCCTAAAATAGCAGATGGAAAGATTGTTAGATACACTGTTACATTCACGGTCCCATCGGATTACAGCATGAGTAACGGGTATATTTTCTTTGATATTTTTGGCTATGGACAAGTTGCATATGGACAATCTTGTATGGTTTCAGGTGTCCAATTAGTAGAAGGAGAGTTACCTTGTATATACAATTGGGATTTATCCTACGCACAAGCGGTTAGCGGAGAAACGCCTTTTAGCGGTTTTACGTTAGGTACTGTAGATAATGCATTTTTATTTGAGAATAACCGAAATAAAATACCATTTATAACAGCAGCAGGGGACGGTCATGCGTTAGAAATAAAAGGGGTATCACATGGTTTCGTATCTTTTACAGATCAAAATGGTCGATTCGGATACATTGGTCATGGTTCGCCGAATGACAATCGTTTTCGTATAAGTACAAGAAACAATGTGTCTTTTGATAAATATATTGAAGCACCTGGAATCAATATGGGAGGTGGCGCATTTCATGGCCCAGGGTCAATGTATTATGGCGAAGGATTTCAAGGGATTAATTGGTATATAAATGAAGGCGGCTGGAGAGTAGCTAGTATCTAATATAAGGAGTGACAACAATGGATATGGACATAAGACCATTTTTAGGAAGAATTATGAAAGTGAACCGGAATGAAGAAGGTTTATTTATTCCAATTCCAAAAGAAACATTGGATCGTTCAGGGATATTTAATAGTGATGAAGTAGAAGTAATCGGTCATATGGACGGGACAATTGCGATTCGTATTGCGACATTATGCGAGCTATGCGGACGAGGTTCAAGATTATATGAATTAAATATGGGACCAGTTAATAGAAAGATTTGTGCAGAGGATTACTTTAAGTTAACAGGGGTATCTCCTCAAAATTTAGAAAAACCAACAACTGAAAATACAACGCAAATAGAGCAGCCATAAGCTGTTTTTTATTTTGCACAAAATACGGCTTTTATAAGAAAAGAGGGACAAATAGATGTCTCTCTTTTTATTTTGAAATGAGGTGG